AAATGGCGTGAGGCTAATTATGAGAAATGGACAAACATTAACCGCTCTAATGCTCTTAAACGACGAGAGTTTAAACTTAACAAGGAAATTAACACACCACCTCCACTGATTGCCGAAATTATGTCTTTTCTTTAGGAATCTTCAAACAATATGTATAACTGAGATATATATATATTGTTATAACAGACTTAAATAAAATGTTGTTATAGTATATACCAATGGAACTCATCGAACGCATCTCAACTGACAAAATCGCCTTTCTCAAATCTATGGACTTTAAGGAGTTTAAGCGATATTCGATGAAGTGTAAAAATGATGATGAACGAAAAGTTAAATTTAATATGATGAAAGCATTCTGTGCTGCTAATGTCAAGGCAAGGGGTGAAATTAGACGCATATATTCATTCACCCAAACAACCCCATTGGAAGTTGGTGGTCGCCTGTATTGTGGAAATTCTATTCAAGGACTTCAGAAAGATTTTCGAGGGTTTCTTATGGATGGTTCAACGACTGATATTGATATGAAGAACGCTCACCCTGTTATCCTACGTTATTTATGTAAGAAGAACAATATCCTTTGCCCTAATTTGTCCTACTACATCGACAATAGAGATGAAGTACTTCGCAATTTTGATGATGACGGTAAAACAATGTTCTTGTGTGCTGTGAATGACGATAAACTTAATAAGAAATGTTCTAACCAATTCTTCAAGGATTTTGATAAGGAATGCAAATCAATCCAGAAGCAACTTACATCACTAGAATGTTATCGCCACATCGTTGATAGTGTACCTACCACACGTTTTTATAATTTTCTTGGTTCGGCAATTAACCGCATTCTATGCGTATATGAGAATAAAATTATTCAGGAAGTTATCTCAGTTGTGAATAAACGGGGGATTGAGATTTGCGCCCTTATGTTTGATGGAATACTAATCTATGGAAACCACTATGTAGACAAGAGCCTTCTAGAAGAAGCGGAAATTGCTGTTAATGAGGCATTTGATGGGATTAATATGAAATTCGCATACAAGGAGCATTCATCTATTATCGAGATGCCTACAGATTTTAACGCTGAGGATAAATCAGTTAGTATCGATGAAGGGCGCTCATTTGATGACATGTGTTCCGAGTTCGAGAAATCTCATTGTAAAATCCTCTCTAATGGCGTATTCGTAAAAGAGACAGAAAACAAGATTATTGTTATGAGCCGGACACATCTCATGACTTCTAACGAGAACACCTCATATGACAAGATTGTTGAGAACGCTAAGACTGGCGAAATGTCTATCGTTCAAAAGAACTTTATCCACGACTGGCTTGTGAATAATGACAATCAGCGCCGTTATGATGATATGGAGTGCTATCCTGACACTTCTAAATGCCCTTCTAACTGCTATAACACATGGCGACCTTTTGCTATGGGAAACGTGAAAGATTACACCCCTATGCCTGAGGCTGTCGAGATATTCCGCAAACACATCAAAATCCTATGTGGGAACGATGAAATAGTCTCTACATACATCGAAGCGTGGATTGCGCAGATGATTCAGTATCCTGCGATTAAATCTATTTGTCCGACCCTAATCTCGAAACCTGGCGCTGGTAAAGGAACACTAATGCTTCTACTCAGCGCAATGATTGGGAAAGAGAAGTATTTTGAAACTACTACACCAAGTAAAGAAGTATTCGGACAATTCAACGGACATATGGGCGATTCATTCCTCGTGAATTTCGACGAACTTTCTAAGAAAGAAATGCTAGGAGCTGAAGGGCAATTCAAAGCATTAACCACTAACCCTAGCCTTACCATCAATGAGAAGGGGGTTAAATCTTATAAAATCCAGTCATACCATCGGTTTATTATCACGTCTAATAGTGAAGACCCTATCTCGAGCAGTAAAGGCGACAGACGTAATCTAATCATTCGTTCTAGTGATGAACTGATTGGAGATAAACCATATTTTGAGGATTTGTATTCATTGCTCGAAGACGTGAATGCTATGAAGAGTTGTTATGAGTATTTTAAAAGCATTCCTAATATGGATAAATTCGGACATATTCCTATGCCTAAGACTGAGTACCAAGAAGACATCAAGGCGGCATCAGTAAGTCCTCTCGAGCTGTGGTTAATTGATTTTGCAAAGACTCACAATGGGTCTGAGGAAGTGTCTGTGTCATCAACTGCTCAATATACTCTATTCACTGAATGGTGTTCTAAATGTGGTATGAAATATGAGGTTAATAATGTTCAGTTTAGTGTGCGACTTAAACGACTAAATATTGGTGGGGTTGGTAACAGTATCTCCACAAAATCTGGAAACAAACGAGTTTTTAATATCCAAGAGATGATTAAACACTTCAAGATTGAAATTGACCCTGATGATGGTGTCACTGATGACGACGAGCTATAAATAAACCATGTGATATACAACAATATCAAATGGTTGGTGATGGGTGGTGATAGGTGATGGGTGACACGTTCCATTTCTGCCTCCTTATATATTGCCTTATAAATATAGAAATAGATAGATATTGTGAACTTTTTTGTTTTTTTTTTCTTCTTTTCATTTCAAACTAAATCCAACCTGTCACCCGTCACCCGTCACCACCTATCACCCCTACTCTCTCTTACTTATTTATTAAAATTTAAAATAAAAGAAGAAGAGTATGTAGTAGAGTATGTAAGTGACAGGTTAAAGTTAGTAGAATATGTTGTAGGGGTATAACAATTCCATCTCCAAAAGGGCGTCAAATTATAAACAATAAAGATGCTATATAGAATATAATAATATGTATAACAAACTTAAATAAAATGTTGTTATAGTATATATCAATGACAAGCCAACCAACTAATGTCAACAAAACGACAATTAAGTTTGACGACACACTCAAATCCGTTATTACGAGGCTTAAGGAAGACCATCGAAAATTAATCAGTGGTCTTGGAGAAATTGACGAAGACCAACCAGCAAGGGTTCTTCGCAACAAAATTGATGCAAGTTTTAACGAATTCAATTTCACAACCCCGAACAAGACATCATTTAAAAAGCCTGATTATTTTGCTATATTCATGTGCCTAATTAGTCCTGGTATTGACGAGCTGGAGAGGTGGGAGCAAGTCATGGACAACAAGGACATAGACAATGGTTTTAATCATCCTACTATGGATTATACGTGTTGTTGTGGTCAGCCAATCAAGCAATCTTGTTTAGTTTTTTTTAATAAAACATCTTGCGTTGTAGGTAATTGCTGTGTCGAGAAAAATCTAATTGCGAACATGACCAAAGACAGCAATGAAAAAAAAACGATTACTCTAAAACTAAAAAAAATTAGAAAAAAACAGAAGGACGAAATCGAGCAATTTAAAAAAGACCAAATTAAAATTCAAGAGGAACAAGCAATAGCCGAGTTTAAAAAAAATCACCCGACCAAGTGCTACATTTGTCGTAAAAATTGTAAAAGGGAATATACTCGTTGCTATAGCTGTAAGTCGCTTAGTGAAGGAAAAGTCAGATGTGATTGTGGTTCTTTTCGAGATAAGAAATTCAAGATGTGCTATACATGTAAAATTGGTAGTTAATTAAGGAATCCGTTTCGGTTTTTTCTTGAGTTGGAATTTACCCTTTAGCGCGTCTTGATGAATCCTAGACCTAGAATGATTTCCCATAACACGAGACGTGTTGCTACGAGCATAAAACTCTCCGCAAGTTTTACAAAATTGAGTTCCATTATCTCGTGCGTTGTGTGCAAACCTGAAAGCAGGAGCGACAACATTTCCACCACATGTTCTGATGTCCATGAGTTTGCCGTTTACGATTGAGATGAACTGGTTGGTCTCCCATTCGTAATTATCAATATCAATTTTTTCGATGATATCCATTTCTAAACTAAATAAAAATGAATATCTAAACTGATTTTTTAAAATAATCTAATCTATATGTATATGCCTTCAAAAGCTACTTTAGCTCGTTTAAATAAACTCCACTACAAGATGTCAGACGGCACGAAGAAAGATAAGGAAAAAGCGATTAAAAAGGCAGACAAACTAGGTTATGAGGTTGTCAGTCATAAGCGAGGGGTCGCCCATTTCAAGAGCAAAGATGAGGCGGACAAGCACCACGCAGTGACAGTGAAAGGTACTAATCCTTCTTTTAGTAAAGACCTAATGAGCGATATTCATCTAGCAATCGGCAAGAGTTCTTCTGATAAGCAATTCAAAAAACGGACTAACGAGATTAAGAAAATATATTCTGGTATTGACGAGAAAGAAGATAAGCATTTGACAGGGCACAGTCTCGGCGGTTCAATCGTGTCCCATGCTATGGTGAAGTCTAAAAGTATCCGTGATAATACGAAATCCGCTCAAACATTTAATGCCGGTTATACTCCTGCGTTCCATAGTGAGTTAAGCAAAGACCTTAAAAAAGAAGATAAAAAAGAATTGAAAACTAAATTAATTCATCACCACAACAAAGGCGATCCAATCTCCGCCGCATTAACTATGTCAGCAGTAGGCAAAGTCAAGACGACAAAAGGCAAAGCATCATCGCCACATTCGCTCGACAATTTTCACGCGGACAAATCTCTCAAGGACAAGGATGAGCCTGAACCCGAACCCGAACCAAAAGATGAATAAATAATATATCTCTATAGTGTATATGCTTAAGATTAGCGAACTCGAGAACAAGGAATTGAAAGTTCATAACACACCGAACAATTTAGACAAACCATTAGCGCCAGATATTCCACCCCCATTGCCGAATTACTCAGGCTTTTCAATGCTTATATGCGGTGCTTCTGGCTCTGGTAAAACAACCCTATTATATTCTATTATGGCTAAACGTAGACAGAACAAAAAAAGGCAATCTTATCGCGGCGTATTTGACCGTGTATATGTTATATCTCCAACCATCGGCAAAGACAGCATTAAAAGCGACCCGTTTAAAACGATACCTGACGACCAGATATGGCGTTCTTTAACAAAAGATGGACTAGATGAATTAGATGAGATGCTAGATGCTAACCGTGAAGAAGGCATTAACTCTGTTGTAATACTCGATGACGTAGGCAGCCAGTTGCGGAAGTCGGCGGCAATAGATAAAAAATTAACTTCCATGATTCAAAATAGACGGCATCAGTATACGTCTTATATTACTCTTTTACAGCGTTTCCGCGATGCTGGAACGGGAATACGTAATAATCTCTCTCATTTCATTTCTTTTAGACCAAAAAATAAACCAGAGATGGACGCTATAGCTAATGAATTGTTCCCATATGACAACAAAAAGAATATGCAAATATTAAACCATATTTTTGAAACCACTAATAATTTCTCATTTATCTTCGTTGATATGTCGCTAAAAAAAACAAACAAATACTTATTCTATAGTGGATTCAATCCTCTCGTGATAGATGAAGAAACGCCAGCATAAAAAGAATATCTTACTATATTGTATATGCCGCCGAAGAAGAAGCCAAAACTTAAGAAAGCCAAACCAACGCCAAAACTTTCACAAGTTCAAACAGTGACTGTTAATGTAGGCGCACAAGAAAAGCCAAAACGCAAACGTAAGCCTAGAGCCAAAAAGGCGGCATCTGTCGCGCCATCATTAGGGCTAGTTGCACCAAGCCAAGAGCAAGGCTTTGCCCGTTATATCTATCCTACTCAAACTCAGCAAGATAATTCTCTAATAACCGACCAATTAAAAGCATACCTTAAACAAATACACGGCGGTAAACAAGCCGATAATTTACAAATAGCAGCACAAACACCAGAGCAACCACCAGCCATGCCAGCCCTACCAGCACCAGCACCAGAAGAAATAACACTAGCGCCAACAAGAAAGCCTGGTATTTCTATTTTGTCATCAAAAGAGTTTCCTAAAATCACTATAGATAATCCGCCAGTAGAAGAATATGATGATGACGATGATGAAACATCAAGCGTTGCTGGTTCTGTTCGTGATATTGCCGAAGATGATTTAACGAAAGGTATTCGTAAAAAAAAACTAATAATAAGAGGACATGATAATTTAGGAGCAGCAGCAGAAGCCCCGCCAGTAGAACAATCACCAGAAAAGCCAACATTAGATAATATTGTGTCGCCAGGTAAAACACGAGCGCCTCGTAGGTCTAAAGAGCAAATGGCGGCAGATAAAGCAATAGAAGAACAAAAAAAAGAAGAGAGCCGCATCGCTCGTGAAGTAAAAAAAGCCGCCGCTGAAGCCGCCAGAGAAGAAAAAAGGAAAGAAAAAAAAATAAGATTAGGTTCAATTCGTGAAGAATAAATAATCTAACTCTATAATATAATGGATACATACCACATATTGAACTTCCACGAGATATTCGCAGAGAATGCTTTTTGTTTATCTCAACGCCTAGGCATCGAATTAGTCAAGGATTTTCAACCAGAGAAAGACCATACATATATTATTTTTGGCGCACATAATCAAGCGGCAACCCTACATTCTATTCAAGTATCAAATCCTTATTTTAAATATATAATCATCAATGGAGAACCACCTCAAAGCGATGTCCTTCGTAATAAGTATTATCTCTCTCTAATGAAAAATAATATTGTATTTGATTATCACCC